ACATTTGCATATGTTTGTGCATCAGGTACACCAACTAATTGACTTGGTACACCAAAACACATGGCAATATCTGTAGCTGACATATGTTTTAAATTTAAAAAGTCCATGTCTTTTGGACTCAAACCCATTTCTCGCCAATCAAAGTCACCTTCCAATAACAGTGGTCTTCCAGCATTAGATGTGCCACTAAATCTATTGTTTAGGTCAGTTAGTAATTGTTGTCTTTGTGATTCTGTTAAGTTTACTGGAAATCCTTGATCGTCTTGTGGTTTAAATATGACTGCACCACTTGGTCTTGCACCATTACCTAAAAGATTTACATTATGTTTACTTGCCATGTTGAATTGATCAACTTCAACAGCAGCAGCACTCATTGGCGATAAACCATAATAATCATCTAATGGATTCCAAAGTTTTATATGTTTTAAATCACTAAAACCATTTTCTTGATCTATTTCATAAGTTTGATGCACTCTACCATTCATTATGTATTCGTATCTTTCAGGTATAGGTTTACCACCACCTTTGATTACTATTCTGTCAGGTCGTAATTGATGTAGTTCTTGTGGTGAACCATTTTCAGCACCTAGTTTTAATATGTATGCATTACCACTAAGTAATACATAGCCAAACAAACTGTTGAAAAATTCAGAATAAGATTGCAGTGGATTTGGTCTATTTAGTAAATCAATAAGTGGGTGTTGTTCTATAATCTGATCACCAGCTTTGATAATAAATGGTACAGCAGATGCACCTCTTGATATTTCGTTTACACATCTGTAAACAATTGCATTTTTAAGATAGCCTTCTTTTGCAAGGTCTTGATACTTATATGTTTTACTATCGCTTGACCCAACACCAAAATATCCCATCATACCTGTTTGTTTTTGTTCAACAGGCTTTATGTTAAAGAGTCGTTGAAAAAATGTTTGTTCTGCCATCAGCTTATTCTCCAGTTTACTTGTCCTTTAGACTTACTCAGTTCGGTCAATCCCCATACTAAAGCATCTAGTCTATCAGGTGAAGTATTGGTATCGCCAGTATAACTGCACATTTGCGATTCTAACTCTGAAAACACACCTACATGATGTACTCTTCTTTGTTCATACAAAGCTGAGACTGGTTCTGCTCTTAATATTTTACCCCTTGTTGCTCTTACACTTCTATAAGGAACATTGAAGTCATAGTTTCTTATAAGCCTTTCAACCAAGTCTCCACCATTGTTTACTTCAGCAACAATTCTATCAGCTTCCCACTCATAGAATGTGTTTATTGCTATTCTACCCCATTTTTCAGGTGTATGTCTTCCTGATAAATCTTCTAATACATAAAAATGATTTTTAAAGTCTTTACCTACTACAACTATACCTGTTTCATCTGAATTTGCATTAGCTGTTACTGCAGGATCAATGGCTACTATTATCTGTTGTAAGTCCACTTCTTCATCTGTTCTGCATTCATCAATAAGCTGTGGTGTCCATAAAGCACCCTCTGTGTTTTCTATTATCTCAGCATATAGTTCTTGTCTTCCTAAGTTTGTACCCTCATATCTTTCTTTTAACATTTTTAAAGCACTATCTGCCAAGTTCTCTGCATTTTCAAAAGTTGAGCCTGTAGTTATATATATATCATCTCTTTTCATAAGGTCTTTAATTATTTTGTTTGGTTTTGGAGTCGTAGTAATTACACATTGTGGATTTTCTCCAAGTCTTAAACCAAACATTAATTGGTCAAATGCTTCAGGGTATCGCCAAGCTGCTATTTCGTCACACCATGCTCTGTGAAACTGTGGTCCTCTAAGTCTGTCAGGTTCTTGGGCAGCATATCCAATTATCTTTGACCCATTCCATAATCTTATTTCAGAGACACTTGACGAATATCCTTTTTGATCTCTTGATTTTACAAAACATTCTTTTGGTATTACTTTAAGTAAACCACTTTCACCACCAAAGCAAACTCTTCTAAGGTCTCCATGTGTCGGAGCAACCACAGCACACATTGAGTTGGGATTACGCATAGCATATAAACCTATGTCTTCTGCACCACATCTTGTTTTACCAAAACCTCTACCTGCCATCACGAGCCATATAAGATAATCACCTTCAGGTGCTAGTTGTTTTTTACGAGCAGTCTTTAGCCAATCAGTGTAATGAGTCGCTGTCGCTTGTAAGGCGTTGCTCT